TCAACATCCATGCGAAAACCTTTACGTGCGAACCAAGCCTCCAGCCCATCAACGAAGGTGACCGCGTCTTCCTCTTCCAGGAACACAACGCAATCATCACCATTGTTGGCCAGCTCAATTCGCACACCGACGCTTTTCGCCCACGTCCACACTAAGGCACACATGATCAGGCAATTCCCCAAAGCCGTGTTCATGTCGCCACTGAACCGAATCCCGTCGATCGAAAATTTAAGATCGCCATCGGCACAGTACCCCCTTCCCTCATTGGCAATTTGTCGCTCCAACAAGGTACGCAGTTTCGGGTCATTTCGAAACATGCTCAAATAGACTCCATGTTCCATCCTTAGTGCAGGGACGGATACATGCATATCGAATTTCTTGGCATCCAAGCCAACACAAGCGGGCGTCGCGAAACGCCCCCACTTGTTGTGCAAGATCTGTGCCGTCTGAATGGCGTTGAAGCCCTTGATGACGGTCGGTCCACTTCCTTCGTGGACGTCATTGAAGACCTTTGCGATACTCCGATATATGCGATGTTCTATTTGCTTAACGTACTTTCCAACGAGTAAGTTATATCTTGGGTCCCGGGGTTGAATGCACCGCGGGGCCTTGCCCAAGTTCGCTTTCTCGAACTTGGCAAACACCACACTCCTGCTATCGCGTTTTTGCAGGGCTGGCTCACGCACGAGATCAATTCTGGCTTTCTCGTACAACTCACGCTTCGGGCCCTTGTAATACGCAACAACTTCACTCGCTGTCTGCGGCATCCAATAGCGCCCGTTCTTTTTATCGATTTTCGAGACAAAATCCGCCATCTCCTCCCACTCCTCCAGAGTGCTACCGAGTGGTGGCGCGAAATTGCCTGGGGTTAACTCACACATAAACGCCCGCTCCAGCAGCGCTCGCTCTAACACGTTGATCGTTGGGTTGTGAACACCAAGGGAATGGCACTGGCCGAGACCAGAAAGTTGGATCCATTTCCTTGGCTTCACAAAGCACCCAGTGCGGCGTACGGTTAGTTTAGGACATGACAGCTCACTCCGGCTATCCATTCCTCGTACGCGCACTAGGCACCCTCAAACGACCGGGGTGGCCACACGTGTACCCGAATAGAGTGCACGCTGCCACCACGTTGACCCAAGAAGATCATACTCGCGCCAGCGAAGGCTGGCGCTCCAATGGATCGCTTGGGCGCGGGCTAATAAATCGCCCGCATGTGGGATGAAAAAGAGGTTGACTGCAAGAGCAACGTTCGCATCCACTGTGCTTTTGCGCAATTCGCCAACGCGTAGCTGCTTGCGCATGTGATCGCCAACCATAAGACGGTTGGCTTGAGTGTCGGGTCGAAGACCCCAACGTGAGCGTGCATCCAAAGTGCACGCTGCAACCAATCGCGGGAAAATCTTCCGCGGAATTAGTAACTCCGTACGCAGCTTTACAGCGGCGTCATGCTGCACCAAGGACCACCCTGGTACGACGAACTGGGCACCCGCCCTGCCATGGGTCGGTGTCTCAACAACAGTGGGCCGGCGAGCCATGGTGGTACTGCCATCCGGCTCGACCACGCGGTAATAGGTGTCATTGACTGCAAGAGCATACGCACCTGCAATCAGCGCCACCTCAGCAAATGACACACCATATTCCTCAATGAACCGTGCCTCTGCCGCCGCCTCTACCTCAGCACACATCTCCTCTGCCGCCTCCATCTCTCGTGGACTGTCAGCATTGGCCATCCAGCGCAATTGGGCTGTAAGGGCGAGGGATTGTTGCATGTTATCACGCATGTGGCCGATGATTTCCGGTTCTACTAATTCGAACGGTACTAACACGACCACAATGTCGCGATCTTCGCTGAGCATTGCCATGCTCTCGCGGAGTGTGATCGCCACTTCCAGTGCACTTTGCTCAACGTTAAAGGAAGTTGAAGCTTCCCCACGGAGTAGTGCCAGCTGTTCGTTGACGATCTTAATTTCGTCTACCAGGTCCTCAACGTCGCACTCGACCATTGCCAGGACACTACTGGTGACTACTGCTGTCTCTTCCAAGGTTACATGATGGCACATGAAATACTTGAAGAACTCCCTCGCACATTCGCGTGCGGCCCTCAAAAAAACATCTCGCTTTGACAGCGTACGAGTTTGGGTAGACTCGTAGCTGAGGACGCTCGGGTGGTTTGCTAGGTTG